GTGGGTGAGAATCCCTTAAATGGAAGTGCCTAGCCCCTACTATTAAGTTAAGGGTGAAGATATAGTCTGAACTGTGATGAAAGTCATAGATTGGTAATGGAAACGATTACTGAGTAACAATAATGTTTAAAAGCTACAAGTGGTGAAATTGGTTACGAAATTGACAATGAGATTAACGTAGATAATGCTATTATATTGTTAGTAGCTTAAATAATACATAGTCTCCGTACATAGTGATATGTGCGAAAAATAATCTATTTAATTGCTGGAAGTTCCTAAAGCTAACTAGACTACAACGTAATCATGAAATAAGGGTAAGCGTGATAGTAGCGAAAGCAGAAAAAATTAGTTAGATGACATAAGGTGAAATAAAAGCTATAATATGGTAAATTATAGTCCTAAGTGTTGTAATAATGGATAATCAGCCGCTAAGTCCTTAATAGGGAAAAGTTCAACGACTATCCGAAAGCAACAAAAGTTGTGAGTAGATAATGAAAATTATCAAGAGGAGTACGGCTCTAGTGAGTGGGTGAGAATCCCTTAAATGGAAATGGTAGATGTGTACAAAAGATGGTTTAAAATTACATATAGAATGTCCTATATGTCATAAGAAGTATAAGATGATAACAAATAATCATCTAGTTAAAAAACATAATATTACATTAGAAGAGTTTAGAAATACTTATAAAGGTTATCCTACAGAGAGTGAGTATTTACAAAAGGTTAGAGTAGATGTTGGTTTAGCAATAGGTTCTAAAGAGAGTGTTAAGTCTTTTAGAAGTGCTAAAGCTAAGAAACAGCATGAGAGTGGAAATCTCAATCCGTCTAAAACTTTAAATGATTTGTGGGAAAATAAAAGAGATTGGATGCGTGAGAGACAGCATATCGGTAATAGTACTGAGGTTGAGTTTAAACGCAAGTCAGAAGTTTCTAGACGTTTATGGTCTTGTCCTGAATGGGTTAATTCTCGTAGGGATAGGAATATAAGATGTGAGTTAAGTGATAATGTTTTATATGTTAGAAGTTCTTATGAAAAGGTAGCTTGTGAGTTTTTAGATTCTTTAGGTGTTAAGTTTGAGTACGAAACAAGAGTATTTAAGTATTATTATGATGGTAGATTTAGAAATTATATTGTTGATTTATATCTTCCTTTACATGATATTTATTTAGAGGTAAAACCTAAAGACTTTGAATCAGATGATAAAAACAAAGCTAAAATACAATCTGTAATTGATAGTGGTAATATAATTACTTATGTTGATGAAGATTGGATTCGTTCTATAGATGATTTTAAATCTCATCTTAGTGAGTACATAAAGATATAGTCTGCTCTAGAATGAAAGTTCTAGAAGGGTGTAATGGAAACGATTACATTCGTAACAAAAGGTATGCAAGACTTGTTGAAAATTGCTGGTAGTCAATCTACTTGGAATAAACTTCCTGAGTATAAAGGTCAAGACGTTAAAACACATGAAGCTACATTGTTTAATGCTATCAATGATGCATCCAATACAATTCTTGGTAACACTAAACGCTATGAAGCTACATTTATTATCTGTGGTAAAAACGCCGCTACATACGTTGAATCCTTGAACACAAATATCGGTCAAGTACGTGAAATCTTCAAACGTGTATCTACAAATGGTATCGTTGGTGGTCCGCACTTGGTAGGTATCTTGGATGAAAAATACAAAGTATATAAAAATCCATACTACCCTGATAATGAAATCTTGGTAGGTGCTAAGGGTAAGCAAGTTAGTATTGCTTAGTTGATACATTTTGCCCTTGTAAAACCCTGTGAATTGCTGGGACGTGCTAAAGACTGTTATACCAAAGTGTAAAAATTAACAGTATGAGTTGTGGGTTAGCACTCCACAACGATGAAATGTACAATCAGCAGCCTTATATATTTACATTTTCTCTTATATGTTGTATTATTTACATATAAGGTGGGTGTAATTTATATGTGTAAAAACTATGTTGAGTGTCCTATATGTGGTAAAAAGTTAATGAATATGACATCACATATAAAGGCACATGGTATTGAGATTAAAGATTTTAAAATTAAATATCCTAATGTAGATTTAGTATCTGAGTCTTATAGAAATAAAATGTCTAGTAAGATGAAGGTAGTACGTAATAGAGATGATGTTAAAGCTAAGACATCAGAGAACGCAAAGAGAATGTGGAGTTCTAGTGAGTTTAAAGATAAAATGCATAAAATTCATCTTGAAGTGCAGTCAGATAAAGATTTACAGAGTAGGAAGTCTAAAGCATTAAAGAATACTTGGAAGAAACAAGAAGTAAGAAGTCGTATTATAGATGCTCAGAAAAAGGCTCAATTACTTGAAAGTGAAAAAGAAAGAAAATCACGTCAAGGGAAATTAAATTGGGAATCTAAAGAGTATCGTAGTAAGGTAAGAAAACATAGAAGCGTTCGCATTTTGGATAATGGTGAGCCTATGATTTTTGCTAGTTCTTGGGAAGTTAAGGTTTCCGAGTATTTAGATAGTTTAGATATTGGATGGGATTATGAGACTTTACAGTTTGAATATTTTACTAATGATGGTAAATCTCATAATTATTATCCAGATTTTTATCTTAAAGATTTAGATTTAATTTTAGAAGTCAAGCCTAAACATGAAATAGAGTTAGAGGTAAATCAATTAAAGTTTAGTTCTGTTGTTTCATGTGGACGTAATATAATGTATATTACACAAGATGATATAGTCAATATAGACACATTTAAAGATAAAATATATGGGGTTCATCGACTATCGAAAGCAGAGATGTAAAGTAAGACTGGTAACTCGGTCAAGGTTATTATAGGTTACATCTTTTAAGTGAGTAGAGTAGGAATTAAAGTTCCGAAGTGCAGGGAGTTATTACTGATAACCTAAAGGTAATAACTATGATATAGTCAGTACTAACAAGAAATATGTTAGTTATTTAATTTAATAGTCAGTTAAAATATTAGGAAATGTTCATTGAGGCTGGCTATATTTACGCTCCTTACTTGCCTTTATTCGCAAGTCAATTACTGGTTGATGCAGATTTTAAAGCACAACGTGGGTTCTGTACAATTTACGCCAAAAAAGCTGTAAATAAATACATGTATCATCGTTTGACTTTGGTAGATAATAAGCAAGTAGCCGCTAACTAATTGATAGTTAAGCTATAAGTCATCAGTAAACATGACTGTATATAAATACAAAACTAAATAATATATCCATTCAAAGAGGTGTAGTTAATTCTACACCTCTTTTCTTTTTTTGTTGATTTTGATTAGCGAATAGTATATAATTTAATTACAGCATAGTATTTTATATTAGGGGTGATTAAATTATGGAAAAGATTGTAGCTAGAGATGGAGTGTTGTGTAACATTCCTAGTGGTAAGACTTGTAATTTGGTTGTGTTATTCTCTGGTGGTTTTGATTCAACTGCATTACTGAATATGGCAGTTAATACTAAAAAGAAGTATGATAACATAAAAACTGTGTATGCATTGTATGTTAAGAGTAACCTATTAGATAAAGGAAAAGTGGCATTAGAGAATAGACATGTAAAAAAGTTTATTTCTCATATTAATCGAGATGAAGAATTAGTTAAGTTAGTTACTTTTAAGAGTTCATTCAGTGATTTAGAAGAATATTCCTACAGTGAGAATTCTTATGATTTAATATTTATTAATGCTATTAATTCAGTAGTACCTATGATAGGTGGTGCTGATATGAATATAGTATTAAATGGCTCTTTAGATAGGGATTCTAGGACATATCATTTACCATACTATAAGAAATTGGTAGATGATTTTAATAAGGAATATAGGGGCGTTGATATCTGTATGATGTTTCCTTTTATACAGTTGGATAAACCTAGAATTCTAGACTATTTAATCAACAATAATTTATATCAATATTGTACTTGTTGTGAGAGTCCTAGTAGTGATGAATTCTGTAATAGTTGTAAAGGTCATTTAGAAGCTTTATTTGGGTTATTATTAGCATATAAGTTATATGGTGATATTGAGTATAACGAAAGTAATGTAGATTTTGTTGAAGAAGAGATAAATAGGATGTTGGGAGTTGACATTTGATGGGTGATAAACCAAATTTACTTGGTGGTAAAGGTAAGAGAACATATAATAATGGTGTTATAGCTAAACGATATTATGAGGGGGAACAGCCTGAAGGGTTTGTGTTAGGGATGTTACCACGTACTGAAGAGCAAAAGGCTGAGAGTAATGCTAAAAGGGTTAAGACTACTATAGAAAAGTATGGTGTTGCTAATGTAGCACAGTCTAAAGACGTATATGATAAGATGAAGAAAACCAATTTAGAGAGGTATGGTGTTGAGCATCCTCAAAGTCTTGAATCGCAAAAAGAAAAAGTAAAGAAAACAAATCTAGAGAGATATGGTACTACTAATGGTAAGGTATTAAAACCTAAGATAGTAAAACCTAAAAGGGAGAAAAAAGTAAGAGTACCTAAAGTTAAAGATACACGTAAGGGGCATTATTATAATAATGGAATTATCACTAGAAAGATTAAAGAGGGTGATGAAATACCTGTTGGTTTTGTTAGAGGTATGTTGTTGAGTGATGAACTTAAACAGAAGAGGTCAGCTAAAGCTAAGGAAACATTTCTCAAAAAATATGGTGTAGACAATCCTGCTAAGACTAAAGAAGTACAAGATAAGATGAGGAAAACTACTTTAGGGAGATATGGTGTAGAACATTCTTCACAATCTGTTGTTGTTAAAGAGAAGATTAAGCGGTCGAACTTAGCTAAGTATGGTGTTGAATATTCATTTCAAGCTAATGAAGTTAAAGAAAAGATTAAACAGACGAACCTAGATAAATATGGTGTTGATAATCCATCTAAATCGGAATTTATTAAACAGAGGATTGTTGAGTCTAATCGTAAGAACTTAGGTGTAGATTACCCTATGCAGTCTGAAGAGGTTATGGCTAAAACTAGAGCAACTTCTTTAGAAAAGTATGGGACAGAATATCCTAATCAATCTGATATCGTGAAGAGTAGGATTGAGGCTACTACTTTAGAGCATTATGGTGTTAATCGTGTTTGCAAGTTAGATGAATTTAAGCAAAAAGTCATTGAAACAAACAGAGAACGCTATGGTGTTGACTATACTTGTCTAGTTTTTAGTGGTAAGTATAAAGGTAATGATAGTAGCTATAATAGGTCTTTTGCCAAACTTCTAGATGACATTGGTATTAGTTATGAGCGTGAGTTTTTATTAGAAAGATATTCTTATGATTTCAAAGTAGGAAATACATTAATAGAGATAAACCCTACTGCTACTCATAATACACATTTCAATCCATATGGTAAAAATAGAATTGATATTAATTATCATAAGAGCAAATCTAATTTAGCTATGTGTAATGGTTATAGTGTAATACATGTATTTGATTGGGATAATATTGATAAAGTTGTACAACTCTTGAGAGATAGGGAGACTGTGTATGCTCGTAAATGCGATGTTAGATTAATTAACGATGTAGATACTAATAAATATTTAGATACATATCATTTACAGGGGACATGTAGAGGTCAAAAAATTCGTTTAGGTTTATATTATGATAATAAGCTAGTGTCATTAATGACATTTGGTAAATCACGTTTTAATAAGAGTTGTGAATATGAGTTGCTACGTTATTGTTCACATTATAATGTAATAGGTGGTGCTGAGAAGTTATTCAAGTACTTTGTAGATAACTATAAACCTAATTCTATTGTATCTTATTGTGATACTTCTAAATTTAGTGGTAAGGTATATGATATATTAGGATTCAAATATGTTAAGACTAACTCTCCTAGGAAACATTGGTATAGTAGGAAAGAAAAACGTCATATCACAGACGGTTTACTGTTAAGTCATGGTTATGATAGGTTATTCAAAGAAAATCATGGTAAAGGTACTTCTAATGAGGAATTAATTTTAGCAAGAGGTTATTTACCTGTGTATGATTGTGGGCAGTCAACTTATATATGGGAAAATAATAAAAACGTAGAATAAATTTAGTATTCACTATATATAGTATTGGATATATTAAATTTAGAGTTTGT